AAAAATTTTTGCATTGGGCTTCATTTCTCTCAGACATGCGGTGGTGCTTACCCTGTCAGGTGGGTATTGTCGTTCAGGGGCGTGAATGGGGGCTTCTGATGGACCGTCTTGCTGCGAAGAATTCGGTTGCATACAACTGTGATTATTCTAAGTTTGATGGTCTCATGTCTTGTCAGGTATTGGATGCCATAGGAAAAATGGTAAACAAGTGCTATTCCAATGCCAACCCCAATTTAAAGAAGAAGGGGAAGGGCGAGCTGCCCGGTAGTCCTCCCCAATTAGCTAGGCATAACTTGTTAATGTCCATTTTTGGTAGAAAATGCCTAGCTAGATCCCAAGTCTTTGAAGTTCGGGGTGGGATCCCGTCGGGGTGTGCACTTACCGTATTGTTGAATTCTGTTTTTAATGAAATTCTCATACGGTATGTGTACAAAACAGTAATTCCATCACCAGAGTTCAATCGCTTTGAAACTTTTGTGACTCTGGTGGTTTATGGTGATGACAACCTCATTGCAGTTGATCCTTCAATGCAAAAAATTTTTACTGGTGAGGTTATTAAGAAAACATTGGCGAGGAAGAAGATCACTATTACTGATGGTAGTGATAAGTTATCTCCTGTGCTCGAAGCGAAGCCTCTTGCACAATTAGATTTTCTGAAACGTTCCTTTCTCGTTTCTGATTCAGGGCAGGTTATGCCAGCGTTAGATAGAACTTGTATATATTCATCTTTGTTATATCTGCGCTCAGCTGATTGTGACCCAATACCTCTCTTGCACCAAAATGTGCAAAATGCGTTGCAAGAGTTGTATTACCGCCAAGATCGTGAAGAGTTCGATAATCTTCGGACTTTTTACCTTGAAAAACTACCAATGTGGCGAAATGGTCAACATCGGTTGCTTGATTGGAACCAATGTGCTGAACACTGGCGGGCGCGTTATACTGGTTGTCCCTCTGATAATCCTGCCGGTGTTCTGGATATGCTGATTGACCCGAGGTGTAAAAGCTTTATGTTGCCAGCTGGTCCTGCTAATTGGTCAATGCCAATAGCAGACCGCATTTTTGTTTGTGGGCCTAAATTTTGTCCAAGTGGGCCTTCATACACCTTGTGTTTCAATCGCCTTGCTGCAGGTGAGATGGGAGTCCAAATAAAACCTGTCCATGCTGCAACTCAAGGAGCCATGCCTACTGCTAAATTTGTTGAGAGTTTCCGCTCGATAAAGAAGAGACCTGAGCTTGAATTAGCCATCTCTGCTTATGAGAGTGGGAGCAATCTATATTTTAAAGGCTGTGCTCCTTACAATGACATCTGGGCTTGTGCAATATCTTTTTGTTCTGCTTTTGGTTATGCCCAGAAACAAGTGCTCCTTCACATGTATGACAATTGCAAGCCTTTAGGGGCTAGTTCTTTGAGGAGTTACTTTAATAAAAACTTGGTTGGTGATGGTTGTGCGCGACGTTGTGAGATTCATACAACATCAGCCATTACCAAACAAGTTGAGCGCTTACTTCCGCAGGTTCAGTGCAAACACTGTGAATACGATCCTGAGTTTGCGTCAAAACCTACCACTCAACTGCGTAAATGTACAGATCCAGGAGTGGATGGAGGTAAGGCAATGTATATAGTTCGTGGTCTAGGTAGAACTGCAGCCAAATTGGTTTGTTCAGATATGTGTGATGGGCATGTGATGTCCTGTAGCACATCATTTGATAAGATGGTTGTGGATCTGTTTAGGCAGTCTTGTTTTTGAATGCCTTTAATTAGGTGTTTTGTGTGTTGATTCTTCTAACCAGAATTGGTAGCCCTGCTGGCATTAGTTTGCTGGTAACCATGCTGTACATAGTTGGTTAGATAGGAGCGTCAATAAACCGGGACTTTAATTAGTTCCGTTTTAAGTTCCCGCCCTTACTAGGGTGGTCCGGTC